GCATCTTGATCAAGTTCCCATAAACCGACATCAAATGGATATTCAGATTGCACAACAAGAAAGATAAATCTTTTTGCTTGTGGAATCCCATTAAGATAATGTTTTGCCTGTAAATGATACTTAAAGTTTGCCACTGCCTTTGCAAAGTCTTTTGGGTTTGCTCCTGATCTACTGGTTTTTAAGTCAACGATAGTATCCTTGTTTAACCAATCAGGACGGCACTTACAGGTGATACCAGAAATGTCATCATCCCACCAATATGATTTCTCAGCAACACCGAAGCTTAATAACTTCTTGGCATAAGGTTCAGCAAATACAGCATCACGCATTTTGATGGCATTTGACCAATCTGTTTCTGTAACAGCGGTCATACCTTTTTCTTCAGCTTCTTTAGCCTCTTCCTTACCTTTCTTGGTAGTTCTGGAGCTAACGGCAATAAAACGCTTTTCCAGTTCATCAGGTTCTAATATTGCACAATGAGTGAGAGTTCCTAAGATCATGGCATTTGTTGGTTTATGTTCTGGTCGATCTGGATTAAGGAAAGAGTTCCAATAAGCTTTAGGGCCATGAGCCACCATCACCTTTTGCATTGATGCTGAGATAGCAGAATCAGCATGGTAGTTTTCATTTGATATTTGGGTTGATCCTGTTGTCATGGTCTGTACTCTTCAGAGTGTGGGCCGTATTGCATATAGATGCGAGGCCATGTTCTTAGAATTAAAGTCTTATCATCAGGCATTGCAACAAGACCAGCCTGTGCTAAACGCTTTAGAAAAGGACTTGCTGTTGGTGAATCAATAACAGAGGCAAATGTATTAAAGATTTCTTTATCGGTCATAGTTAAGATTAAGTTGCCGAGGTCGGAGCGTTCAGGGGTTGGTCGCTTCTTCCTCGGTTTTTTATCAAAGCGTAGCCCAAGTTCATATTCAGTTATCATCGTTTACACTTCTCCTCATAAAGTTTATAAGGAAAGTTTTTAATTTTATTAGCATTTGTTTCCCATTTAGTACCGCTGACTCTTCTGTGCATATCGCCAAGATCGTCAAAACTAAACCATGTATAAAGTTTTTCTTTTTTTAGTTTTCGGCACTTTTGTTTAACGGCTCGCTCATAGTCAGTTCTATTCCATGCTCGGTTGCCGTTATCTAAATAAAGATCGCCATATTCAGCATAAAATAAAAATTCTGTTGGCTGGTTTTTTAAGTGTCCAAAAACCCAAACTCCGTTGCCGTAACATGGGAAATTATCGTACATCATTTTTTGGCAAGCTCCTCACACGCAGATTCGATATTAAATGTATGGCAATCAATCTGAGTAGATTTCGTTAATGAAGCTGTAAAAGCTAAATAGCTAATACCAAAGATGCAAAGGTAGAGAAATGCGTGTTTCATGGGGTTGGTTTCAGGGGTAAATTAATAATAACTAATGGTCAACAGTTGTCAACGGCTATTTGATTTGATTGTAGATTTTTAAAAACCTTTCTTGTAACTCTTGAACGCTGCATTGTTCAGCGTTTTTAATCTTAATAATTTCTTCTGGTGTAACCCAGCAAGTTCTTTCATCTTCTGTTTGTACTTCGATAAGGTCATTTGTAAAATCTACACAACAGAACATAACATCAGTATTTGTTCTGATAATTGTATGGGTTGGTTTGAAAGTCATTTACTTAGCCTCCTTTGGTATAAATTCTGGAAACTGTTGAGATAATCTTTTTTCTATGGTTTTGTAATCCATATCAAAATCAACTATCATTTTTTCCCTACATTTTTGTAGTTCAATTTTCTTTTCTTTAGTCCTTTTGATCTTGTCTTTTAAATTCTTGATTTCATCAAGATAATAATCAACTTGATCATCACAACCTTCAATACGTTCATCAGTTTTTTGAAGTTGATAAAAATAACCGTTGCGGTCATAACCCCAACCGTCATAGTTATCATCATCTAATGATCTTTCTAAATCGTAGAATCTACAATTTAAATCATCATTCCATAGGTCGGACTCTTCTCCGCCTAGTTCAAACATTCTTGAATGAAATCTACCAAGAATTTTTATAGACTTTTCAGCCCACTTGAGATAATGTCCTGCTTTCATTTTACTTAGCCTCCTTGATGATTTTCATTTCATTTAGTGGAAGTCTGACCAAGCAGCCAATCTCACTTTTAAGATCGTTAGGAGCGTCAACAATTGTAAAATCTGCTAAACCTTCTTTTTGGTTTTCAGGATCGGCATAAATGATACCAAGATCTTCTTCTCCGATTTCTACATAAAGAGTTTTTTTAGTCATTTAATTAAGGGGTTGATTTACCTTTATATTACATCAAGTGTCAACAACTGTCAACAAGGTTTCATTTACTTTGCCTCTGTTACATTATTTTTATCTAATAATGTCATTAATAATTCTTGTATTTCAATGCTTGATTTACCAGCAATTTTTGTTTTTTCATGTTCACAAAAACAAACGTTATATCTAAGTTGCCTAGCAATGTCAACTAGCTGATCTGTTGTTAGTTCTATATTGAGTTTTGTCCCTTGTGGAACTACGATGTTTTTTGTTTTAGCCATTGTGTTAGTGGGGTTGATTTACCTTTATTATATCTACAAGTGTCTACAACTGTCAACAAGGTTATAGAATATGTTAAAGAATTTTGTTAAGCAACTTTTGTAACTGAGGAAAATTAGTTTTTGTTTTAGGAGATTTAGCAATTTTGTAATTTCTTTTTCTTGGCTTGTATGAAGGCTCTATATACTTCCAGTAATCATCTTTTAAATTAGATAATGCTTCTGAAAGGGTATGACCCCATGCAATAGTTTCTCCACCATTTGTCTGAATTTCATTGTTTTCATCATATAGATACTTTTCTTCTATATAAAGAAATATGCCATCAGACCCCGCGTTCTCTATATCGTTTATATAGGGAGCTTTGCGTAAATCTGCATACGTTTTTGGAAAATTAAAAGTCATTTAAATCGGGGTTGCTATACCTACATTATAAACATATTTGTCAACAACTGTCAACAAGGTTTCATTACTTGTACATCAAACCCAGCTTCTTTCAGTTCATCAATTCTATATTTCTGCACTTCGCTTAATCTGCCCTTTGGCCCTTTAACCTCAATAAACTTAACCTCATCTGGTTTCATACAAACAATATCAGGAAGTCCAGCTTTGTTGCACATAATCAACTTGATCACTGTCCAGCCCTCCTTTTCGTATCTGTCGATTAGCTTCTTTTGATATTGCTGCTCTGTGATCACGATAATGGTTGATCGTATAGTTCTCCTTTGATTGTACTACCTCAAAAACTTTTGGCTCTATACTTTTTTCTGCAAAAATATAATGAACTTTATTATTTCTATCCCTTCCTAAATAGCTGGCTCTTTCCCTTCCCTGTAAATAGCTTAACGCTGAATAATCTATTCCCAGAAAAACAAGATCATCTGCACTACTTAAATTGACTCCTTCCCTGCTACTTCTAACCTGACCGATAAAAACCTTATCATCATCACTATTAAAAACAACTGGATCTTCAGTGATACGATCACCAAAAACTTTCTTAAGCATTTTTTCTTCAGCCTTGTAACAATACATAATCGCAGTTTTACCTTTAAAAGTATCTTTTATATATTCAACTTTGCTTTTATCAAAAATTACTGTGCCATGTCTTTCTGTTATCACATGACCATTAAATATTTGTTTTAACTTGCTCATTACCTTCACCCCAGTATCAGCTAAGACACTTCTTCCTTTTGCTTTACCGATAACTCCTGTTTTAATAATTCTCAAAGCAAGCCTATAAGTTCTTCTGGACATTTTCACTGAATGTACATTTTCTTCTATTTCCTGACTAAAACCAGCCTCTTTTTGCGTCATAAAAACCATAAATGGCTCAATATCTCTCTTAATTACATTTACATAAGCATCTGAATAATCTTTTACAACAATTCCTGTTCCAACTCTTTTCTCCTTAATTTCTACATAATCACTTGCCCATTTATAAAAACCATTACGGCCATATCTTGAATATTCATTCCAGACATTTGTTAATGCAAATTGATGATATAACTGTGACCAACTTTCGGGGCTTGGTGTTCCACTCATTAAAATTATTATTCCATACCTTAACTTCAAAATATTTTGTTGCCTTTGTGATGGTTTTGGAAATGCTCCAACACTATGAGCCTCATCAACGATGACAATATTCCATGATGTACCTTCAAAATTCTTTAACTGCTCAAAATTTGTGACAACAGCTTTATCTGTTAAATCCATCAAATCTATGTCTTTTTTTATACTGCTGATCGCTTTCTTTTTTGTAATTATTAAAACCTTATCTGCCTCAATATTTTTGACAACTGATAATGCAACAAGTGTTTTTCCTGTTCTACATTCACCACTTAAATATCCATGCCCATAATTATTACAAAGCCTTGTAAGTTTTTCGCTTGCCTCTTTTTGATAGTCTCTTAATTGAATCATTGACTCTACTAGATTTAGTGGTATCTTACCCTATAGTTACACATAAACAACCCTAGATATGGAGCAAGAGCAAACTTTAAAAACAATTAATATTCAGCTTTCACAGGGGCAGATAAAATGGCTTGATGATAATAAAGGATCTGAATCAAGGTCTTGTTTATTAAGATCTATAGTTTCTGAAAAAATGGAGCAGGCTGCATAAAAATGGATATAAAAGAAGAATTACTATGCTTGCCAAAGGCATGGGGTTATGTTGCCGTTCAAAATAAAAGGCCATATCAAAACGATTGGCAAAATAATCCTCTTACACGCTCACAACTTTTTAAAGAAATATCTGCAAAAAAATCTACAGGTATAGGTGTTTGTGCTGGTACGCCCTCTGGTGGACTTTTATTCCTAGATCATGATGGGCCTTCGGCTGCAAAGATTTTAGGTGAATGGGGGTTTTCTCTTTCCTCTTTACCACCTTCATGGATGGTTACATCAGGTCGAGTTGGTAGGTTTCAAATAATTTACCAAGTGCCTGAAAAGTATTGGTCAAAAATTAAAACTCGTAAATTTCAAACAGGAGTGAAAGATGAAGATGGGTCTGTTGAACAAATAGAACTACGTTGGAATGGTACTCAGTCAATAGTTTCTGGCAAACATCCAATAACAGATGGTTACAGGTGGATGGATGGTAGATCACCTAGAGATATTAAAAAAATAGCTGAAGCTCCTCTCGCCATAATCGAAAAGATGATGGAGCAGAAAAGAAAGAAAACAAAAACACCACAAATTCAAACATATAATTCAGATTCAGAGAAGGCACGTTCTTTATTACAGGCAATCAATCCTGATCGTTTAGATAACTATGACGATTGGATAAAAATTGGTATGGCTGTTCATTCTGTGGGAGATCATTCTTTATTTCACGATTGGGAGGCACTTTCTGAAAAAAATGCAAAATATAAAGGTGGAGAATGTCAGCTTAAATGGGATTCTTTTAAGTCATCTGGAGTCTCATTAGGCACTCTCCAAAAGTTTGCTTTAGAGGATGGTTGGACACCACCACAACGCAGTTTTCCAAATTCAATAAAACCACAGGAAAAATCAACAGTTATTCCAACTAAGCTTGAGCAACTAACATCACAGGAATTAATAAATTTTTTACGCAACCTCAAACAGGAAATAAGATTCAATATCTTTTCACATTCAATAGAAATGGATGGCAAAGTTTTAAAAAATATTGAGCTTTTTTATCTCACACTTGCAGAACTTGGTTATAAAGTTCCTAAAGAAATGGCTGTTGATTGCTTACTCAAAGTTGCACATGAAAATGAATATGACCCTGTAAAACTATATCTTGATCATTGTTACAACGAAATAAAACCAGAACTGTATGGCATTGAAAGAATGGCATCCACATATTTAAGGCCAGAGGATCAAAACTTACCAGAACCAACTATATATGACACTATGCTAAAACTTACTCTTATCAACGCAGTTAGAAGAGCTTATATGGCTGGTTGTAAACATGACACCGCAACAGTATTACAAGGGCCACAAGGAATTAAAAAATCTTCTTTTTGGCAAGTATTATTTGGTCCTTTCTTTTCAGACGCTCTCGGTGATATTTCATCAAAAGATGATCTTTTAGTACTTCACCGTTCATGGGGTATGGAATGGTCAGAGATTGATGGAGTGACAAGTCGTAAACACGCTGGGGTGATAAAGGCATTTTTATCAAGGTCAACAGATCTCCTCAGAGTTCCTTATGGCAAGGCCGTAGAAGAATGGCCAAGAAGAGGCATTATTGTCGGCTCAACAAACAAAGAATCAGGAGTATTAATAGATGACACAGGCAATCGTAGGTTTCACATAATTCCCTGCACGACAAAATCAATAGATCTTGATGCACTTCAATTAGAACGCGATTCTCTATGGTCAGCGGCTCTTTATCTATTTAAAAACAAAGAACAGCATTTTTTATCCACCGAACAGGAAAATCAAATTGAAAAAGAAAACCTAAAATATATGGTCGATAGTCCCTGGCAATCTGTTATCGTCAACTATTTAAATGATCCAGCCAATGCTCTTAAAGATATAACCATTGAACTTTTATTAACCGAAGCAATAGAAAAACCAATTTCAAATCAAACAAAATCTGACACCATGACTGTCTCATCTATTCTCAAATCTTTACATTATGAACGTAAAAGAAAAAGATTGGAGGGAACACCCAAATGGGTTTGGTTCTCACCTGTTCTCTCCCCTGTTCCCACTACTGGGAACGGCTAAAACTTTTACTATCACTATCTTATATATATATGTTCTCTATGTTCTCTATGTTTTATATATAAATATAATAATAGGTATATTAGGGGTATATATAGGGTTAGGTAAGTCTTAAGCATTTCTGGGAACACATGGGAACGTGGGAACATCTTCTAGTCTTAAATGAGTCTCATTTTGTTTATTTTTTTATACTGATCTACTATGGCAACATGACTTCAATTAATGATTTACAAAACGATCCTAAAAACGCTCGTAAGCGTACAGATAGATCTGCAAAACTTATAAAACAAAGCCTTGAGCAATATGGTGCGGCAAGATCAATAGTGATTGATGAAAATAACCGCATTCTTGCAGGCAATGGAACAATCGCAGGGGCTAAAGCCGCAGGGATTAAAAACTTAAAAATAGTAGAAGCAAATGGTGATGAAATAATTGCTGTAAAAAGATCAAATCTTACAGAAGATCAAAAAGTAGGTTTAGCAATAGCAGACAATAGAACAGGTGATCTTTCAGAGTGGGATATAGATATGCTTGAGCAATTATCAAAAGAGCATGACTTAAATGATTTTTTTGATAAAAAAGAACTTGATGACATACTTTCTAAAAAAGAAATATTACCAACTGAAGGTTTAACAGATCCTGATGACGTTCCACAAGCACCAGAAGAACCAATAACAAAAGAGGGTGATTTATATATTCTTGGTAATCACAGACTTTTATGCGGTGACTCTTTTATTATAAAAAATGTAGATTTTTTATTAAATGGAACAAAACCAGATTTGCTTTTTACTGATCCACCTTATGAATTAGGGCCAGCAGGCGGTGGAATCTTAGGAAAAAGCAATTTAATGAAACAGATAAAAACTAATAAAGTTGATAAATTTAACCCTCTTGATTTAATTCTTTTTGCTGAAACTAATATTTTTTTTCATAATAAACCTTTAATAAAACAATATATAGATTTAGCCGAAAAAAATAAAAAAAATTATGATTTATGTTTTTACAAGAAAGAAAATATCGTACCTAATTATGGAGGACACATGATGACTGATGTTGAATATATTGCATTAATTGGTAAGCAAAATCCAAAAAAAGGATTTCAAAAAGAAGATTATTCAAAAGTTTTTATTGGAAAAAAAGATTTAGATAATAAATTAAGTTATTCTAAACCTGTCGCAATATGTGAAAAATTTATAAAATTATATTCTAATTCAAATGTATTAGATTTATTTGCAGGTTCTGGTTCTACATTAATTGCGGCAGAAAGCTTAAATAAATTGTTTTTTGGAATGGAAAACAATCCAATTTTTTGCGATGTAATAGTTAAAAGATGGGAGGATTTTACAGGCAACACTGCAAAACGTGTATCATCTAATTAATGAGTAAAAAAGGATCAAAAGCTGAAACCATAATTAGATCACAGAAGTTTGCTCGTATTATTGCAAACGGTGGTCGTAGATCCGACTGCGTACGTTATGCAGCCGAGAATTGGGGGGTGGGGGAAAGAGCCTGTTGTAAGTACATAAACATAGCCAGAGAAGAGTTGAAAAAGGATTGGGACATGGAACGACCCCAAATGGTGGCTGATCTTTTGGCTCAATGTAGCACCTTACAGATGGAAGCTAGAAGGGCTGGTCATTATCATATTGCTTTAGGTGCTATCAATACAGCAGCAAAGTTAGCACAGATTGTTTCGTGAGTATTTTAGATACAGCAAAAGCTGGAAATGTTTTATATCAAATAGGGGCTTATGATTTACCGACAGCAAATGAAGCGATAGAACGTATAAATCAAGATTTACTTCCACATCAATCAAAATTCTGTGATGATCTTGACCATAGAAAACTTGCTTTAGTATGTGGCTTTGGTGCTGGAAAAACTCATGCTTTAATTTCAAAATCTTGCATATTAGCAGCTTTAAATGTTGGTCATGTTTCCGCAATCTTTGAACCAACAGCCCCAATGCTCAGAGATATTTTACAAAGGACAATGAATGAGCTATTAGATCAATGGCAAATTCCCTACAGTTTCAGAGCTTCACCACTTCCTGAGTACAATTTGGAATTTAAAGAAGGAACTCATACTATCTTGTTAAGGACGATGCTTACATATCAAAGATTAAGAGGCCAAAACCTTTGTGCGGTGGGATTTGATGAGGCAGACACTATTCCTAAAAGAGAGGCGGAGCAGGCAATGAATATGGCACTGGCTAGGCTCAGATCTGGTAATGTTCAGCAGTTTTACGCAACAACAACTCCTGAAGGTCATGGTTGGGCTTTTGAAACATTTGAAAAGAATAAAAAATCTGATACAGGATTGATTCAAGCAAAGACAAAAGATAATCCATATTTACCAGAAAATTTTATTCAATCTCTTGAGGAAAACTATCCACCGCAGTTAATAAAGGCCTACTTGCTAGGTCAATGGGTCAACCTCACAAGTGGCCAAGTTTATAATAGATTCTCTAGGGAAGATCACGTTATAGATAAAATCCCATTTGATACAAAGATGGAAACTCTTTTGTGTGGGGTTGATTTTAATGTTATGAATTGCAACTGTGTTGTTGGTCTTAGA